GGTGCTGGCTGCTCGGCGCGTTCGAGCGCCATGCAGAGCGCGACGATCGCGTCGTTGTTGCTCCGTGGGTTCGGCTTGTCGATCCGCCAGCCGCGGCGGGAGTGCTTCGCGATCGTGTTCGCCGCGTGCTGAGCGAACTCGCGATGGTCTGGCAGCACGAGCCGGCGTTCGACGATTGCGGCGTGCAGGCGCACCGACGCCGGACACATTCGCGTGTCGTTCTGCGGAAACTCCAAAACGGTCACGCGCTCGCGAGCGAGCTCCTGCGCGCCTTGAGAAAATCGCCATGGGTCGTAGGTGACCTCGCGCACGTTGTACTGGCCGGTGAGATCACGAACCTCCTCGACGCATTCGAGGACGCCGGCGTCGCCGTGGTAGATCGCGCAGCCGACGTGAAGGGCGGCGTTGACCCAGACGACGGCGCTGGCTGAGCGTTCGCCGCCGACGTCAACGCCGATCCAGACGGGCTCGCCGTCCTCGAACGTCGGCTCGCCGACGCATGCCTGCCAGGCGCCGGCTGGGAGCCATGAGCCGTCCGCTTGCGTCCACTGATTGGCGTGGTATCGCCGGTAGGCGAGGTCTGGGACCGCGCCGCGTTGCTCGCGCAGGCCGGCGACGGTGACCCAGCTTGCAGGGTTCGCGCGTTTGACCTCGTGGGCGTCGTCGACGTCGCAGTCCTCGGGCACCGCCCATTCGAGCATCCGTAGGCCGGGTCCGTGAGCGTCTGTGAGCGCGCCCGTGCGCTTGACGTTCGGCTGCGCGAGCGCGCGGGCGCGTAGCCGGCCGAGCGGACTATCGGAGCCCTGCCCGGCAGAGGAGATCGTCACGAGCCGCGAGCCGGGCCGCTTGAGCTGCGCCGTCTTGAGCGCCACGTACACCTCGTCGCTGGCGTGAGCGTGATACTCGTCGATCACCGCGAGCGAAGGCGTCAGGCCGTGCAGCTTCGGTGCGTCGCTGGCGAGCACTTTCAAGCGACCGCCGTCAGGGTGCCGGAGTTCGAGGTGGCGTAGGACGATGCCGGCGTCCGCGGTCTCGGCGTACTCGCGCGCGTAGGCGTAGACGATCGCAGCCTGCTCGCGGCTGCTGGCGGCCACGTACACGCTCGCCCGCGGCGTCGTCAACAAGTGGTGGACCGCGTAGGCGCCGATGAGCGCGCTCTTGCCCTGTCCTCTCGGCATGAGCACGACGACCTCCTGCGCGGGGCCATGCAGCGCCCCAGCGATCCTCTTCTGGAAGGGCTCCAGCACGAGGCCGACGCTCTCGCAGAACGCCGTGAGGCCGGCCAGTCCGGCGCGGATCACGGGCGTCACGTTGGTAGTTGCCTGCACAACTAGGGTAGTATAACCCTCTACATGAGCCCTAGTGTTGAGAAGCGATCCTGGTGGGGTGGCAAGCGCCGCGTCGAAGACCGCGCGATGACCGCTGGCAACGTGCCCGCCGTGATGCTGTCCGGCGGGACCGGACAGCCTGTCAACCGCGACGCCGCGCTACGAATCGCCGATGTGTTCAGCGCAGTGAGATGCCTGTCAGACAGCGCCGCGTCCTTGCCGTTGCACGCCTACCGTCGCGCTGACGGCGGCCGCGAGCGCTACACCGGCAGGCTCGCCGATCTGATCGACCGTCCCGCGCCTGCGACGACGACCGCCAACCTCGTCGGCCAGCTCGTCGCTCACCTTGCGCTCGATGGGAACACTTTTCTGGCGAAGTACAGGGACCCTGACGGCCAGATCATCCAGCTCGGCGCGCTGGACCCGACGCGCGTTACGGTCGCGCTGGAGCGCGGCGAGCCCGTCTACGCACTCTCACGGCCCGACGGCGTGACCACACGGCACGGCGTCGAGGACATCATCCACCTACGCGCGATGAGCGTCGACGGCCTGGTCGGCCTCAGCCCGATCCGTCAGGCCCGCCAAGCGCTCGGCCTCGCGCGGTCGCTGGGAGGATGGCCGATAGCTTCGCGCGAAACAGTGGCCGGCCCTCGGGCATCCTCACGATCCCCGAGGGCAGCGGTACCGCGAACGCTGAAATGAATGCGGAATGGTTGGCCGAGTGTTTCGCCGAGCGCCACGGCGGCCCAAACCGCGCGGGCAATACGGCAGTGATGACGGGCGACATCAGTTATCAGTCGCTGGCGCTGAGCATGCAGGACGCGGACTTTGTGGCTCAACGGAACCTGAGCACGGCCGAGATTTGCAGGATATTCAGGATTCCGCCATGGCTACTTGGGGCCCCGAGCGGTGACGCTCTCACCTACAGCAATGTGGAGTCGCAGGCGCTCGCGTTCGTGAAGTTCACGCTCGCGCCGTGGCTGACGATCATCGAGCAGGCACTCAGCGCCGACGGTGACCTGTCACCGCGAAACGTCTATGTCGCCTTCAACCTGGACGGCCTCCTGCGCGCCGATGCCGCGACTCGTGCTGACGTTTACTCAAAAGCGCTGGACCCGGTCACTGGCTGGCTGTCACGCAGCGAAGTGAGATCACTAGAAGACCTGCCCGCTGAGCCGGCGACGGCCCCCCGACCCTCGGAGATGATCGCGTGAGCACCGTTACCCGTCCAACTGTCGGCAGCGTCGAGGATCGCGTCGCGACCGAGGCGCCAGCGCCCGCGATCGACGGGCGGCGCCTGCACGGCGTTATCCCATATTCGGTGCAATCGCGGGATTTGGGTGGATTCACCGAAGTCATCGAGCCCGGCGCGCTCGCCGGCGCGGACCTGTCACAGCTCGTCTGCACCCGCGAGCACAACCTCGCGGCCTTGCTCGGCCGCCACCCGACGACGCTGACGACCGAAGACCGCTCGGACGGATTCTCGTGGTCCTGTGAGCTTCCGCGCTCGCCCGTCGGGGAGGACGTCCGCGTGGCGGTCGAGCGCGGCGATCTGCGCTCGACGAGCTTTCGCTTTGTCGTGGCGCCGGGCGGCGAGCGCTGGGACGGCGACGTGCGCCACGTCACCGCCATTTCCGAGCTGCGCGACGTCACCGTGACCGCCTCGCCGGCCTACGGCGACCACGCCCCTGCCGAGTACCGCAGCACCCCTGAGCCTGACCCTGCGGCGCCGTCGCAGGACGAACCGATCGAGGAGAACACCGTGCAGACCGAAACCGCACCGCCCGTCACCGAGGCGCCCGCGGGCGGCCTCGCAGTCGAAGACCGCAGCGCCGCGCCACCGTCTGTCGAGGAACGAATCGCCGACGGCCTCCGCGGCGTGAATAAGGGTGAGTCCCGCGCGCTGACGACCGCCGCGAGCGTGTCGCCCGGCGAGTTGAGCGTGGTCCTGTTCGACCGGCTGCGCGCGTCTAGCGTGGTGCTGGCGACCGGCATCAAGACGCTGACCACAACCGCCGACAGCGTGACGTATCCGACATTGGTCTCGGATGTGTTGCCGGCATGGACCGCGGAAGCCGCGACGATCGCGCCCGGCGACCCGACGTTCGCGACGCTGACCGCGACGCCGCGCAAGCTGGGGCACCTCGTCCAGTTCTCAAACGAGGTGCTCGACGACTCAGATCCGAGCATCGCGACGGTGCTCAATCAGCACCTGCTGACCGTCCTCGCGCTGAAGCTCGACGCCGGCCTGCTCGAAGGCACCGGCGTCTCACCGGAAATCAGGGGTTTGAAGAATATCGCCGGCATCCAGACGGTCGCGGCCGGCGCGAACGGCGCGACGGCGACCCTGGACATGATCGCCGATGCGATCGCGCTCCTCGAGGCCGTCAACGTGCCGCGTGAGCGCATGCGGATCGTCCTTCACCCGCGCAACGTTGCGACCTTGCGCAAGCTCAAGGCGAGCACCGGCGGCACCTACCTGTGGTCCGCCGACCCGGCCACGTCGAGCCCGTCGGGCATCTTCGGCGTGCCGGTGTATTCGTCGCCGCAGCTCGGGACCATCGAGACGCAGGGCACCAGCGGCGCCGTCGCCAACTCCGCGTATGTGTATGACGTCGATTCGCTCGTTTACGTGCAGCGCACGCCGATCGAGGTCGAGCTCGACCGCTCGCGCCTGTTCAACAGTGACCAGAGCGAGATGAGGGCGAAGCTGCGCGGCGACCTGATCTCACCCACCCCGACCGGCATCGTCCGCGTCACCGGCCTGCTGGCATAAGAGAGGAACCAACCATGACCACATCACCCCGAAAGCGCGCCCCCGGCGAGATCGTTCACCTGCAGGTGAAGCCCGGTCACACCGCGCTCTATCAGGGCAAGGCGTTCGGTGATCGCGGCACCATCCAGGCGCCGTGGCGCGACGCCGAGCTGCTACTCCGAGCCGGCGACGTCGAGCAGGTCGACCCGGCCGCCGTGCCCGAAGCCTCGCAGCGCCCGGCCGCCTGACCCTTCATCCAAGCCTGCCGGCGGTTCTTGTGGGGACTCGACGTCGGCGGGGTGCCCTCGGGCACTTCAGCAGCACCCGGCACCCCCCGCGCGGCTACTCCTCTGGCCGCGCGAGGGGAGCGCCGCTCGCATCCAGTTCTCCCTCGCCGGCGCGCGTTAGACTTTCCTGGCATGTCTCCCCTCGTCCCCGTTCGGATGACCTCGCCCGCGGCGGCAGCGGGCGAACGGTTCGGCACCCTACGGGTTTCCTCGGATGGCACAACTGCGCTCACACGCGGGCGGTGAGCGATGCCTGACGGCCGAGCGATGCTCGCTGTCAGCGCTGCGGTGTTCGCGCTCGTCGCGCTGGGTTGTGGGTCGGAGGACACGGCGTCCCAGCCGGCGAAGAGCATCACGACCGTCGAGCCCGCGCCGAGCGTCGAGCCGCCGGCGGTTGCTCCGGAGGCGAAGCCGCGCGCGCGCGCCCTGCGCCCCAAGGCGTATCGGGACTCGAAGGACGTCTGCGGTGTGTTCTCCGCCAAGCAGCTCGCGAAGGAATACGGCGGCGACCCGTCGGATCCGGCGAGCGTCGCCAATGCCTACGCCGACCAGAGCTATCGGCCAGCGGTCCGGTCTGACGCGGCGAGCGGATGCCTCGCGGGACTGCGGCCGTAGCCGTGAGCTTTCTGGATGAGGCTCGGGCCGAGTTCAACAAGGCGCGCGGCGGCGAGCCAACTCCGGTCGATCCGCGTCAGCGCTTCGAGTACGACGTGGTCGAGCTCCGCGAGAAGCTGCTCGACGGCTACGGATCTGCGCCGACCGACAAGCTGCGTGGCCTGCTCAACGCGCGCGCGGCCGAGGGATGGCAGCTCAAGCATCTCGTCACGGCCGAAGTAGCGGGGATGCTCGGCAAGCGCGACGGATGGATGGTGATCCTCGAACGGCCGGTCAGCTCGTGAATGTGCGGCGGGCAACGACGAGGTGCTCACCATCGGGCTCATCCCCGGATCGCCATGGCCGGATGCCACTATTCTGCCTAGTGAGACGGTAGACTGACGGGCGTCGGCTTCATCACCCGACTGCCCGACTGCACGACCGACACAGCCCTCCTCCGGCTGTTGCTTGACCCCGCGAAGAGCCCGCTTCCTGCGGGCTCTTCGTCGTAGTACGCCTGACAGGGGTGTTACTCTGAGAGGCGCCGATCCGATGACCGGCGACGTCTGGGTCAAGCTTCAAAACAAGTAGGAGGAACGGTGTCCCCACCACCAACCCACCACCAGCGAGAAGCGCGCGCATGGAAATGGGCGGCTGACGGTTCACACCGCACCCCTCGCGCAGCAGGCGCCGCTAGATGCGGACCGCCGCGCCCTCGCAGCGAACCCCAACGACTGGGCCGCGCAGGAGAACCGCGATGCCCACGAAGCTAACTACCGCTGCGCAGTCGCCGAGGTCGTCGAGTACGGCCGCCGCGAGCGGATGCATCGCGTGCGGGCTCGACGGTCATCCGTTGTCGTCACCGTGCCCGCGCGAACCGCCCCACGTCGTAGAGGCGCCGGACGGCCGCGCGCGAGCGCAACCCGAAGCTCCGCCAGGTCCGGCGACTCGCCCGAGGACGGGCCGCCGCACCGACAGAAGACGGCTGCGCCACGGCTCGCGCCAAAATCGCGAGCCGTTCTCGTTCCGGAGCTTAGGACGGCCGGCGACATAGAGGCCGGGCGATGACCTCCCACCTCGAGAGACTCGCCGCGCTCGCCGCACCACTCGCCGACTCGGCCGTCGCATCGCCCGAGTTCGAGCGTGCGCTGCGCAGCCGCCTGCGTACTGCGGCGCTCGGCCTTACCGCCGGCACCGGCGATCGCTTCGAGCTCTGGAAGGCATGCTCCGACAGCGGCGACGACGGCGCTTCGATGGCCGACGCGATGATCGACGACATGCCCGACGAGCAGCGCGACAGGATCACCCAAGCGCTGGGCACCGAACTCGCGCGGCACGTGCAGATCGCGAGCGTCGCGTTCGTTGCCGGTCAGTGCGAAGCCACGAGTGACGCCGCGGGCGCCGACCTCGACGACGTCGACCTCGCGACGCTCGTCGCGATTGCGAACGGCTTGCAGGCGGTGGTCGCATGAGCGCCCGCCGCCGCCCCGCTGGCCCGTGGTGCAAGTACTGCGGGAAGCCCTACATCTCCGGCCCTGACTACGGCCGCTACGTCGGCTGGTGCTGGCCGTGCGTTCGGCTCGTGAAGGGCATGACGGGCGGTGATCGGCGATGATCGACCCGCGCGACGAGCAGGCCGCCCGCGAGCGCCGCGCCGTCATCGACGCGCTCGCACCGCCCGGGGCGAAGTTCGAATACCTCAACGCCGACTCGTGCTGCGTCGGCTGCCCGATCTGCCGCGAGCCGATGCGGGTGACGTTCCGCGGTGCGGTCGTGGACACGTGGTGCAGCGCAGGGTGCGCCGAGGCCGACATCGTGCAAGCCGCGTTCGGACTGGGCGAGGTGGCGTGATGGCCGTCCCCCTGTCAAAGGCGGCTGCCGGCGCCGCGACGCGCACGAAGCTACGCAAGCCGTCGAACCTCGCCGCGATCGACGGCGGCGGCGAGCATGACGCCGGCCGCGAGCTGGCGAAGCTGCTCGCGCTCGACAAGCTCGACCCGCCGCTGACGATCACCGGCGCCTCGTTGATCGGTGACGGTGCCGACGCCGCCGCGTTCCTGACGCTGAGCGATGACAGCGAAATGAGGTTCAGGTCGCTGCGGGAGATGACCGTCGCGAACAAGCTCATGGCCGAGGTCGTCGCGACCACGGGCGCCATGCCCAAGCTCAACCAGCAGGCCGCGATGCGCGCCGTGTCGCTGCTCAAGCGATACGCCGTCCACGTCCAGTCGATGAGCGAAGACGACGAGGCGATCGAGTGGGGCGTGAACTTTCTGCACGCCGCCGAGACGCTCGATGTCGACATCGACGCGCAGGCCGAACGCTGGGCCGCGTTCACGAAGCTCAGCGAGGTAGACCCGCGCCGCAAGCACGCAGAGACGCGAGAATCGATCGCATCGGCCAGCGTGGTGCTGCGCTGCGCCGACGGCAGCCAGCTCGTTAGAACGGACTGGTTCCGCGCGTACGTCCGGTCGATCGAGCCGAGGATGACGCCGGCGCAGATCGCGACGCTGATGCAGCACGTCGGCTGGATTCGCCGCGGCTACAAGGGTCGGTGGAAGGCAACGCGCCCCGGCCTTCCAGGGCAGCTCAGCTTGGCGTTCTGGCTCGTGCCGGACAACTGGGAGGATCGCGGGGACGCACTTTTCGACAAAACCCCTGCAAATGGCGCTGCGGTGCCCCCTGGTGTCAAAGATCCCCCCGTGCGTGCGCCCGCACACACACGGGTCGGAGGGGACACCAGGGGGCACCGCAGCGGTGACAGGGCGCCAGCGCCGGGTGACTTTGGCCCTGAGCGCGACGACGGCAGCCTCGCGGACGCGAGGCCCGCGCAGCGATGCCGCTGCGAGCGGCCACTACCGGCACCCGACGACGGCGAGGTCCGGTGCGCGCGCTGCGGCCACCGCTGCGGCGGCTGGGGCGGTGCGGCATGAACGGCCACCTCCCCGCCGCGCTCGTCGATGCCCTGGCCGCCGACGCGGATGCACTCGACCACCTCGCGCGCCTACTCGCCCCACGGCTGGCCACCCCCACCACAACCTCGAGACTCACAGTGGAGCAGGCCGCGCAAGCTGCAAGCGTTTCCGGCCGCACGATCCGGCGGGCACTCACAGCCGGCCTTCTCGACGGCCGCCAGGTCGCCGGCCGCTGGCAGACCACCACGGCCGCGGTGAACGCGTGGCAAGCCGACGGTGGCCCCACGGTTGCTGGCACAGCCGCGAGGCGCGCGGGCACTCGTCCGCGCGCGCCCAAAGCCACCCGCGCCACGAACGGCGCAGACGCGATCCTCGCCGCGGGCGGGATGGACACGTGACCGCCTGGACGCTACGTTGCTCGACGACCACAAAGCGGCCCCGCGACGCGCCAACGTCCGGGGCCATGGCCCAACGGATGGAGGTCCGATGAGCACGACGCACGCTATCGACGCGAGGACGACACGATGAGCGTCCAGAAGCGCACCCGCGACGGGAAAACCAGCTACCGCGTCCGCTGGCTCGAGGACGGACGCCAACGCTCGCGCACATTCGCCAGCAAGCGTGACGCCGACCTGTTCGACGCCGAAGCCACTCGCCGACGCCAACTCGGCAGCCTGCACGTCCTGCGTGCGTCACGCACCCTGGACCGGTTCGTCCGCGACTCGTGGGCGCCCGAGCGCGCACACGACCTCGCCAGCGCCACGCGCAGCTTCTACGCCGGCCTCTACCGCACGCACCTCGCGCCCACCTTCGCCGATACCCGGATCCGTGACATCACCGCCCCGAAAGTCGCGGCGTGGCGCGCTCAGCGTCAACGCGAAGGCGCCGGCGTCAAGGCGCTGCGCGAGGCCCACAGCCTGCTCGGCGGGATCCTCGGATACGCCTGCGAGCTCGGCGAGCTCGAGCACAACGCAGCGCGAGCGGTCCGTCCCACCCGTCGCCCGGCCCGCGAGCCCGTCCGCGCATGGTCACCGAGGGAAGTCGAGGCGCTTCGCGCACACCTCGACCACCGCGACGCAGCCCTCGTCGCCGTCCTGGCCTACGCCGGCCTACGACCCGCTGAAGCGCTCGCGCTGCGCTGGGCCGACGTGCGCGAGGGAACGTTGCTCGTCGCCCGCGCCTGCGACCTG